GTTCAAGGTTTAACCTCTTATAAATAGTACATAAATATAAACTATATGTAAATGGAGCCATTGAAGTATGTCATTACGAAAATCTATTCGTCAACTTAGACCTATTCAAGAAAACTTTACTGCACCTATAGATAAAGTTCAATCTTTTTTATCTGAAGATATTGATTTGCCTAATGATGTATTGGATGGGTTTGAACACACACAAACAGATAAATCTGAAAAATCAAGAGTTAACATCAAAGTTTTGTCTGCTGATAGAGATAAAGACAGAGATGAAATTCTTAGACGATTAAAAAATGCTGGAGTTACAGCAAATACTACACCTACAAATTCTTCGGTTGATCCTATTGATGGCACATTTGATGGAAGAAATTTCCGAATTGATGTAAAACCTAAATCTGGTGGTATGGGAGAAAGTACTCTTAACTCTAGTATTACTGAACTTTTTCCTTGTGTTGCATTTGAAAAAAAGTTAAATCCTAAAAATATTGAAGATTTTATGGAAAAATTGATGGGTGTCAATTTGTCTACTTGTAAATCCATTATTAAATCAGATTTAGTAGCAGCAGAAAAAACTGTAAATGATGCTGAAGGTTCTTCAAAATATAAAGAAAAAATGGAAAACGCTTTAGGTGTATTAAAGTTTATTAACGATCAACATAATGACAAACCTATAAAAAATGTTTATTGGGGATATCGTGGTAAACCAAAAGGCGTACCATCAAATCACCCCGGCGATATGTTTATTCAATATGCCGATAATAAAATATTAGGTGTTAGTTTAAAGGCTGGTGGGAAAAAAACAAAAGAACCACAACTTAATACATATCACAATGCTATATTTTTAAATTCAAGGGGGCCTAGTTTTAATGATAAATCTGGTCTTGAATTTTTAAAAAAAGAAACATACACAAAAGTATACTCTAAAATTAAAGGTATTCCTCCTATTGACAATTTTGATGGTGGTAAAACTGGTAGACATAAAGATAAGCAATTATCTATAAATGCAATTAATAAATTATCAAAAAAAGAAAGTGATACATATTATAACCAGTATTTAGAGATAGTCCGTCAATCTCTCATAAAAAGATTTAATAAAAATAAAGATGAAAGTATAAGATATATAAAAGATGCTATACTAAGAGAAGCTCCAAATGTACCAACAATTGTTATAAAGGCAATTGGCAATTCTTATGAGGAAGTAACTGATAGAGATGAACTTGGAGTATTTTTACCACAAGTAAAATTTGTAAAAGCATATAAAGGTTCTGGTAAACAAGATTGGTTAATTGATTTAAAATCTGGAAATGAAGTTGTTTCATTATCTATGGCAGTTCGTTCAAGTTCTGGTGGTAAATTGAAACAATGGAGTTTGAAAGTAACCTATAACGGACTGAAGTAATGATATCATTCGCACAAACATTAACAGAAGACAAGGGTGGTAAGAATTTACACCTAGAGCATCTAGAAGATGAAATCATTAACTATGGAGTTGATGGTGGTAGAGCTGCAATCAACTTCCTACGTTCATTAAGAGATATGCTTGCTGGTAATGCTCGGTCTTCAATCAACATGACTGTCAAGTGGGATGGTGCGCCTGCGATATTCGCTGGTATTGACCCAGAAGATGGTAAGTTTTTTGTTGCAAAGAAATCAGTATTTAATGCAACTCCAAAACTCTATAAGACAAACGCAGAGATTGATGAAGATGGACTATCTGGTTCATTGAATAGTAAGTTCAAGATAGCACTTGCAGAGTTTTCCAAGTTAGGTATCAAAGATGTACTTCAAGGCGACTTGATGTTTACATCAGAAGATAAAGGTAATGAAAAAATTGATGGAAAGTCTTTCATTACATTTCAACCTAACACAATCGTATATGCTGTAGACCCCACATCAGATATTGGCAAACAGATTAACAAAGCAAAGATTGGTATTGTATGGCATACAACATACACAGGTAAAGCATTACAGGATATGAAAGCATCATTTGGTGCAGATATTAAAGGATTATCTAAACCAACATCAGTATGGATGGATGATGCAACTTACAAAGATGTATCAGGTAGTGCTACAATGAACTCAAAAGAAACAGAATCAGTAACAGCTGCACTTTCTGCAACTGGTTCTACTTTTAAAAAGATTAACTCAATGCAACTAAAGAAGTTTCTTAATCTACAGGAAAGTATGACAGGTGCAATTGCTGGTGCATCTCTCAAAACATACAATAACAGTAAGGTTCGTGCTGGAGAAAAGATTACTAATCCCAAAGCTCATGCAAAAGGATATGAAAAATGGGTTGAGATGTCAATTCAGAAACAAATTGATAAAGCAAAGAGTGTAAAAGGAAAAGATAAATACAAGAATATACAGAAAGAATATGTAAGAGAAGTTAAGAAACACACTACCAACTTAATACAAATAATCACATTTCAAAATTATTTGGTTGATGCAAAAATGCAAATTGTAAAAAAACTAAATAGTGTAAAGGGATTGACAAATACTTTTATCAAGACCGCAAATGGATTTAAAGTAACTAACCCAGAGGGTTATGTTGCGATTGATAGGGTTAGTGGTGGTGCTGTTAAACTAGTGGACAGAATGGAGTTCTCGTTTAATAACTTTACCGCAATAAAGGCATGGGATAAATGAAAAATTTTAGAGATATCGTAGAGGCTCGTGGTGATACAGCTGTATTCACTTTTGGTAGATTTAATCCACCAACAACAGGTCACGAAAAACTCATAGATGCACTTGCAAAACAACAATCTAAGAACGCTGGTTCTATGATGTATGTGTATCCATCACATTCACAAAACGCTAAGAAAGATCCACTACCACACACACTAAAAATTGCATATATGAGGAAAATGTTTCCAAAGTATAAAAGCAATGTCATTGTAAGCAAATCAAGAACTGCTCTGGAAGCAGCTGTCGAGTTACATAAAAAAGGACATCGTTCTATTGTAATGGTTGTTGGTTCTGACAGAGTTACAGAATTTAACACTCTACTCAATAAGTACAATGGTGTAGATTCTAGACATGGTTTTTATGGTTTTGACAATATCAAAGTTGTATCTGCTGGAGAACGTGACCCAGATTCAGAAGGTGTATCTGGTATGTCTGCATCTAAGATGCGAGCTGCAGCTGCTGATGGTGATTTCGATTTATTCAAAACTGGTGTTCCATCTACCTTTAAAGATTCACTAAAACTTTACAATGATGTTCGCAAGAATTTAGGTATTCGTGAAGAAAGAGATATGGGTGAGATGACAGACTTTGAAACACTCAGAGATTTGTATCTTACAGGTAAACTTTGGAATGTGGGTGACATTGTAGAAGCTCATGGTCACGAAGGTAAAGTTATTAATAAAGGCACAAACTACTTGACATTTGTATCCGAAGATGGAAAAGTACATAAGACTTGGTTACACGATATTGTAGAACGAGATTACAAAAAAGAATACGAAAATTATCAAGGAACACCAGAACAGATTGCAAGACGTTCTTCTAGAAACAAAGCTCGTAGACTTATGGGTGACAAAGCAGTAAAGGGTAAAGATGTAGGACATAAAGATAATAATCCTCTAAATAACGACCCCTCTAATTTGAAAATGGAAGACCCATCTAAAAATCGTAGAGAACCAAGATTAAGAAATGAAGTAAAACAAGATAAAGATATCAAAGATAGAGAAGGTACTCAACCAGCAAAGTATTATGCAAAAGATGCTGAAGGTGATACCATGGCTAAGTCTACTAAACAAGCTCGTGCAAGACACTTTGATAAAAAGAAATCAGGGCCAGCGCCAGGCGATGCATCTGCAACAACTAAACCATCTAAACATACCAAAAAGTTCAAACAGATGTTTGGTGAGAAACCCATAGATGAAGCAAGAGCAAAACAAGCAGTCAATTCTCGTGGTAAGGTTCAGAAACTTGTAACTGCACATGGTCTTAAATTTAAAGGTAAAGTATATAAAGAAATAGACATGGAGTTGGTAAAAATTAACAACTCAACTGAAATGGTTACATTTAATATTATTCATCCAAAAGAAATCTTTGGTAATGAAACTAATATATCATTTAAAGCATTAAAGCGTGGCCCATTTATGGCAACCGATACTTCTAAAATAAATGAAGTTCTTGGTAAAGACGCAGACATGGGTGATTATATCAAAGATTTCGAGAAGTCTGATTCTCCACAGTTTAAAGGTAAGTCTAAAGAAAAACGCAAAGAAATGGCGATTGCTGCATATCTATCAAAAAATGAAGAACTAGAATTTTATCAGTTAGATGAAAAGATTGAAGGACTTGTAACAAAAGCAAAGAAATCTGGTATGCCGTATGGTATTCTAAAAAAAGTATATGACAGAGGAATGGCTGCATACAAGACAGGACATCGGCCCGGCACTACTGCCCAACAATGGGCATTTGCAAGAGTTAATTCTTTTGTTACCAAATCTGCTGGAACTTGGGGGAAAGCAGATGCTGACCTTGCAAAACAAGTTCGTGGTGAAGATTTTGGTATGATACCAAAGAAGAAACGAAAAGGACATGAGGTTCTAGGAACTGGTGGTGCATTTGGTGAAGAAGACAAAAGTAAAACAAACGAAGAAAATCCTTGTTGGGATGGTTTCAAGCAAGTCGGTATGAAAACAAAAGGTGGAAAACAAGTTCCTAATTGTGTTCCAGAAGAAACAACAGCAGAAGATTGTTGTGATGATTGCATAGATGAAAAAACTTTTGCAAAAATGGCATTTGATAAAATTTACAAAATGACTCATCCAAAACACTATGACGCTCTTGTTAAAACCTATGCAAATTTGATAAGAAACGAACCACAAAAAACACATATTCATCTTGCTGGTAGGGCAGTTAGACAGCATAATACAAAAGTAGATGCAAAAGCTTTGATGACATATGTTAACAAACTAGTTGCTATGGGTAAACTACCAAAAGAATTAAAGGCTGACTTTGATGTCAACCAATCAGAATCCCTAAATAGTTGGGGTGAAATAACAGAAACAGACAAGAATAGCGGTAAAGAACTTAATAATCCTACAAAAGGCGATGTTAAGAAATACAAAGTTTATGTTAAAAACGATAAAGGCAATGTGGTCAAAGTAGAATTTGGTGATCCAAACATGGAAATCAAACGAGATGACCCAGAAAGAAGAAAAGCATTTAGAGCTAGACATAATTGCGATCAGAAAAAAGATAAAACTACAGCAGGATATTGGTCTTGCAAGTTTTGGTCTAAAAAATCTGTAACAGATTTAATGAAAGGATAATAAAAATGAGTAGAGTCAGAATGTCAGAATTATTGGAGAAAGCGAGAGCGTTTGATCCAAGTAAAATGAAACCAAGAAAAACAACTTGGGCTCCTTTACAAGAAAATGCACAAATTGATGAGGATGGTCATCAAGATGTCTCCTCTGCTATTCGTCAGTGCAAAACTACTATTGAAGATGCACAAGACATGTTACAGAAACTACAAACTATGAATCCAGAAGATTCCCTTCCTTCATGGTGGACAAACAAACTTGCAGTTGTATCTTCTAGTATGAACAAGATGAGAGATTATCTTTTAGTTCCATCTGTATCAGAAGAAGTTGAACTTGATGAAATGAAAAAGGTAAGTGTAGAGTTTGATAAAAGAAATAAGACCGATATGTTGAAAGCAAAAAAAGACTTAGAAAAAAAAGGTCATACAGTAGATGTATCGGGTAGTA